TCTATTTGTTTGGAAAAGGTATGGTGGCATTTCACACATAGCAATTTCTATGGCATCTTCAACAGTAACAGGAGTTTCCATCTTCTCTGAAGGTTCTCCATATTGAATTTGGAATTTACCTGTCTTATCCAAGAAAATTCTATCCCTTCTACCAACATAGAAAGAGAAATTGGTAATAATAGATTCGTCAGAAGCTAAAATATTCTTAGCAGAACCACCTGATGTTGTAAATGACCTTCCATAGAATTCTAATGGAGATCTGGTACCAGCAACTACAGTATAAGGAGCAACTTTAGGTCTAATATCAATAGTATCTGTAACTAATTCACCATTAATAAATGGTATATCCTTACTATAATTAAAACTATCATATGAATTTTTTACCGTAATATCACCATCATCAGTAGATTCATAGAATCCATTTGAAAAATATACTTTCAATCCCTTTTTAGGTGGTTTTGCATTAGTTTTTCTAGTAACAAAACCATAATCATAAAAACTATTCTTCTGCCCAGTGGTAAATGTATAATTTGCAGAAATATTTTTACTAGGATTATCTAAGGTTGTAATAAGACCTTGTGTTTTAGATTCGTTAAATGTAACTACTTCACCTTCTTCAAATGGTGTTTGATTTTGAACAATATATGTTATCTGAGCATCAGTTACTTTTTCGGTATAGATCCCTATAGCACCACTATCAGCACCAACTATTCTTTCCCCTTCAATTAAATCAGTAGTTTTTCCAGTAGGGCCATTTAATGACGCTAGTGTCATCTTTGGTGCAGATGCAGTAGAAGTATCATTGGATTCAAATATTCCAAGAATCCTAATAACATCAGCTTGATTTAGAGAAATTCTTTCATCTTGAACCCTATTTCCATATGCAAAATTACCATAAACCAAACCATCATTTAAAGTAGTTGCACCAATACCAGAACCAGAAAGTCTAGAATTATTAATTACAGTTGCATTTACTCTATTTTGCCTCTTAGTTTTTGGAGTTGGTTTTGACTTAGTTAATGTTGCAACTAATGTGCATCCATTTACAGCAGATCCTAAACCTTCAATTTGCAATACTGTATTTCCTGTAGTAAACAGGAACATGTCATCAGTAAGTGCTACAACATCTCCATTAGGTCTTACGAAAATATATCTCTCTTCATCGAAAGGTAAGAAAGATTCATTTGTATCTGCAGTTAATGCAGAACTTAATTGACCCAATCCAGTATTTGGATTAAGTGCAACATCAACAGAATATGATTTCCTAATAGTTAATGTAGCATCAGTAAGATCAACATCGGAAACGAATGGTCTTGGCATTAATGTATACAAACATGTCTCAGCAGCACTTTCGAGAGGAGTTTGAACCAATCTTAGATTTGGAGTAACTAGATCAGCAGCTGAAGGAATTTCACCTTCTACAAGACCTGTTACTGTTGATACACCAGTTATTTTAACACTAGATGTTCCTACCTCAGTTATTCTTGCAAATGTTGATTCATTATTTCCTAAACCACCAAATGCTAATATATTGTTTATTTTTAAAATTCCTGGAAATAATTCATTCTCACTGGTAACGGTACATATTCCTGTAGCATTATCTATTTTTGTTATTTTTGCTTCACCGTAAACAAAATGATCTTTTTGTTTAATATCAGCACAGAAACTTAGTGCAGCACCAACATTACCCAATTCTGGGCCACCATAAAGTTGTTTAACATCTGACATTCCATAAGATGTTACAGCAATAGCAACTCTATTATTTGATTCACCATTAAAATCAAATGGTTCATTTTTTAAGAAATCACCTTGCTTATCATATAGTTCTAAAGAAGTGCTTTCACTAACAGCATTCTTCAAGAATCCAGTAGCACCACTATATCTTCCCTTCACATATGTTGGAACAGTTAGATTAATATTCTCATTAAGAGTTACTCTTGTTGTTAATTGAATATCATATAATGAAATATCCCATTCATTTGTATCAGAATTAGATGTAGAATATGAACCTGATTCTAATGCATAATCATAAACCCTAGCAAGACCAATTTCAGATCCTGACATTTTAAATGAATTATCACCACTTCTTTGATCTCTCAAACTAATAATATAAGTATTTCCTATACCTATAGTTGGAGCTCCGTAAACTCTATTAAGACGAAGATTGTTTCCTGTATTATAAGTTACTCCTTGACTTTCTAATGTTTTAGTTGTTCTTGGTTTTGGTGCATCAAGATATGTAGAACTAATAGTTTCTATCTCATATCCTTTGACAAATGCCTTTCCTGGCCCTACTTGATATACTGCAAGATCATCAGATGCTAGAGTTCCTTGTTGAGTAAACTCACCTTCTTCATATACACCATTATTACCCGTTCCATCATTTAAAGAATTCTTTACTACAATATCAAATGGTCTAATACTATAATCACCAGATTCTTCATAAGTTCTACGAGCCATTTCATCGGCTATAAAACTATACTCAGTTCTTTTCTTTTGTGACTTTAAAACACCTTCATCAACAACTGCTAATTCAATAAAATTAGAGTCATTAAAATCATCTAATGGTTTAGCATAAAGTGAAGTTGATATTTTAAGACGATCAGCACCTGGTGCAGCATAGTTATTAAAACCTTTGGAGTTATCTGCTAAAGTTTCATCTTCATCAGAATTTATAATATCTTCATTAATCCTTAAACCTATTCTAGCACTAGGAGAATTTCCATACTGACTTAGAATAATTGTTTCATCAGCAACATTAACAAAATTACCCCTTATAAAATAAACCCCATTTGATATCGAGAAAGATGCAGCAGTAGCTGTTGCATTATTCGCTATACATGATGCAAAAGATTCTCCAGATGGTATAAATGCATTGTTTTCAGGCCCTGAAATTATATCACTATCAGCAGTTAGAAGTTCTCCATCAGCGAAAACTCTAATATTAGAATCTTCAACACCAGATGACATGTATGAAATATAAAGTGTTAAATTTCCTCTTTCTGATTCTTGTTGTGTTATAACTTGATTAATTATTGCTGTTACACCTGTTGTCAATCCAATTATTTTTCTACCTATTAACTGACTAATATAAAAATCTACAGGAACCCCTAGATGAGTATTATTTAACTCTACAGCATAATATTTTGGCGAATATGCAGTGTTTCCTGGGATTACTTTAGCACCCTCTTTAAAGAAGTGTTGACCAAACTTCTCTATTTGATTTTGAAGAATTGACTGGAGACCAGTTATCTCTCTTGCCTGAACAGGATATCCAGGTTTAAACAGAACCTTATGATAATTATCATCAGGATTGAAATCATCAAAATACGGTGAAACGTTTAGATTAGTTTGTTGAGCCATAGTATTTTAGAACTGTAATATTATTTTGATGTCTTCTTTTTGATTGGAAGATCGTGTAATGGCTGGTCTGTGGTCAACATAAATCATATTTCCAGAATATTTTTTAATTTCTGGGTTTGACAATCCTTTAGTGAATGACTGACCAAGGTAATATGTTCTATTATTTATTGAGGTAGAAAGACCACTAAATGTAGTGCTAATCGATAAATTAGAACTACCACCAACAATAATTCTATTACCGCCCGCAGTTGGATCGGAAGTAAATCTTGTTGTGTCATATCCATAGATAGCAGCTGTGGCACTTTGTGCTACACCAACTGTAGTAAAACCAGCAATAGTTCTATCCTGCCAATACTTTAGAACTCCAGTAGTCGCATCATAAGCAAGAACTTTACCAACAGCAGTAACACCAGTTCCAACAGTTTGAGTAATTAAACTATCAGGAGTAAATGTTACAGAACTATATCCAGTTCCAGACAACCTTAAGGCATATGCAGCACTTGCTTTATCCAAAGTAAGTAACTGAGTAGAACCAAATACTTGAGGATTTTCAATAATTCCAATCCTAGCAATTTGGTTACCCGTTATAAAGTCTGGGTTCTCAGCATCATTTTCAATTCTTGCATAAAGTAATGCACTACTTGCACCCAATTCACGGTATATATCTTTACCATGACCACCAGGAGGTGGAATGATAACATCAAGAGTAGGTGGAGATGTTGGAGTTGGTATAGATCCAGCAGATAAGTCAACGTTACCGTAGGTATAACCATATCCTTCATTGGATATAGTAACACTTTCTATTTGCTGATCGTTGTTAACAACAACAGTGCATTCTGCATCAAAACCATCACCTTTAATTGGAACTCTAGTATAAGTCTGGTTAGCAGTTCCTATACCAGTTCCTCTGTTTTTAATAACAACAATTTTTATACCACCATCAACAGCATTGTTTCTAATAGCACTATCTGCAGTATTTGTGCTCCATTCCGCAGGAACAGGCATAAAGTCTGTAGAATCAAACTTAATTAAATCAGCAGGTTTAATAGTATAAAGATACTTCCATATATAACCGTCACCAGAAGTACCAGCAATTCTTGGTTCTAAGTCTGTAAAGGTTGGTTCATCAAGAGATGGTTTACCATCAGGAGTTTCAGGAGTGGTTCCATTTTGTAAACAAATGTAAACTTTAAAGTCACTATTAACGACAAAATAGTTTGCAGTATATAATGTGGTTCCACCAGAGTTTTTTGGTGCATTAGTTATACTATAATCTTGTCTATAATAATCGTAAGTAGTACCAGAACTCCACTGGTTTTTTTGAACAATTTGTTTTACATCTGCAGGTGTTATCTTCTTAACAGCAATCATACTGTCATAATAATCGTTCAGATCATTAAAACTATCGACTGGAGAAGGGGGTGAAGTATCCCAGTCAGTTCTAATACCTGTTGGATTAGGTAAACCTACGAAAGCATAGTAAGAATTTGTGTTGGTAGAAACACCAGCCACAAAATTCTTTGCGTTCAAGATTCTTATTTGATCAGTTATAATTGCGGACATTGAACCTAATGTAACACTTTTTTATCTATTTAGACGACATAATTTACAAACTTCAATGGTGCTTTTCTCTTAATCTGTGGACCAGTCTTAATTCCAACAACACCGTTGTTTGTATTCACGGAATATGAAGTAGAAATCATCCTACCTCGTGATTGAAGTCTACCCCAACTATAGTCACCTATAAATGCGGTACTAATCCCTTGATTTAAGGTTGAATATCCTACAGTATTCTCTAGACCATTCCAACTTAACACTCTACTAAAGACTCTTAGTGAACTGTTAGTCTTATCAGATCCATATCCAACTGTGGTTATTCCAACATAATGTGAGACTTCGTATATATTATCTAGTGCAGTTGTTCCAACACCGACATATGTTCCTGCCATATTTACAGATGTAACACCAGAACCTAGATTGGAACCGCTAACAGTAAAGTAGTAGCCTGTTTGCAATCCACTTACTGAAATTGGATCAGGGCTTGTAATCTTACTATCTCTTAGAGCAGATTCATCAGGAATCCAAAGATCAAATACTACAGCAGTTCCTACCCCAATCGCTGTTCCATTTGCGTCAGATATATTTGAACATATACCAACACCAGTCACAACTCCAAAATCTCCTGAATAAGAATCAAGAGTATTTTCCTCTCTAATATATGTTGGTGGAGAAATTAGAACTTGTGGTGCTTTACCTGCGGTATATGCAATACCAGCAGTAGTAATAGTAATTGATGTAACAACACCAGCAGTGATTGATGCAGAAGCAAATGCTCTAGCAGTAGTGCCTACACCAGCGAGAGGAGTTCCACCTACGCCAGTAGGAGTTTGGATACTTACCGTAGGAGCGATTGTATATCCCCTACCACCCGTTGAAATAGCAACAGATGAGATTGTATTACCAATGGAAACTATTGCCGTTCCAGCAGCACCTGCAAGGTAATCATACTGAGCACTGGCATTTACTATTAAAATATCTTTCTGGAATTCTCTATCAACAGGGTTTTCATTTTCTTGATCAAAGAATGGTTTACAGTTATCTACCCATATTGTAGTAGATCCCACACCAACTGCTTGAATTAAATATGCAGTTGGTTGAATAGCAGGTTCTTGTAAAGGTCTATCCTTACGAACAACTCTACCATCAATAATCTTATCTTCAGTCTGTTTAATCCATGTTACAGGTCTTACTTCAGTATCATCATCACCTAAACCAAGACCATAGTATGGGTTAGTATCAACTTGGTCTGAAGATTTAACTTCAACAACTGTTCTTTCATTTTCTACAAATGTTCTTGTGTTATATGCAGAATCATATTTAAGAACTAAATCATCACCACGTTTAACTGTTTCTACAATATCTCTATCTTTTACATCTTCACCACCAGTTCCTCTATAGAAGAAGAATCTCATTACATCACCTGATTTAGGTGCTTCACTAAAGGTTATTGTTCCACCACCACTAAAGGTAAATCCTTCACCAGGAACTTGTAGAACATCATTAATTGTAAGAATTAGAGTATCTTGAATGACAATCGGTGATCCAGTTTTTGCTTGGATAGCATATCCATCACCACCAACTGTAATTGGGAATGCTTTTCTAGCACCATCAAATAGATTAGAGAAGTCATCAAGAACATCAAGTTCTCCAAGAGTCCACATGTTAAACTCATCATCTTTAATTCTTTCAATAGTTAACTGGAATTCTCTAAATGTTCCACCTTGAACTGTAGGGATACCTACAATTGATGGTTCGCTAGTTGTAAGAGAGGTAGGAACTGTTAATATTTGAGATTCTCCATAAGAATAACCAACATTAGTAATCTCAAAGTCAATTACACTTGATCCCGCACTAACTGTAATATTAGCTCTTGCTTGAGTTCCACCAACACCTGGTGTAGAAGAACTATACCAAAGTGGAATATCTTGATAAGGAGTTGGAGGATCAATGATTGCTTCGAACGTAGAAGACCCTGTGCCAGGGAATCCTGGAATTGGATCAGTGTTTGTAACAGCAATACTTACGATACCACCATTAATTACAGAAGCAGTTCCAATATATTGAATTGATGGAGTTCCAGTAGATGATAATGCAACACCAACTTTAACTTCAGTAGCAATACCAACACCACTTATAGAAGAATTGGATGCAATACCAGCACGACCAGGAATTACTCTATATCCAGAACCACTATTACCAATACTTACTGCAGTAACAATACCAGAAGAAGTAAATCGAATAGTTGCACCAGCACCAACTAATGGTTGTAATCCAAATCCTTCAGTAGATCCGACAGAAATTATTCTACCACTAACAGGAACAGATGCAGTTTCTGGATCATATGCAACAGAAGCAGCAGCACCTGTAAATGTCATGGATGTAATACCAGAAACTTCAGATAATTCATAATCATTAAAGTTTCCAGCACCTTGTAATATACCATTAATTAAAAGTAAACCATTCTGAGTTGAAATACCAGTTACATTTCCTTTATTAACTTTAAGGTCAAATTGCGTTTCTTGACCATCAAATTGTGGTGAAAGATTATCAATCAAATAATTTGTAGTATATGCATCATAATCAGATCCCTTAACACCAGAACGAGTAAAGACTCTTCCACTGAAACTTGAGTAAGTTGTAATACCAACCCAATCTCTATTATTAGGAGTAGCAGTTGAGTATCCTACAGGAGGTTCTCCACCAAATGGAGCAACAGAGAATGATAAAGTATTATTGATAATATTAAAGTCACCACTAAGTTTATTGATTGGTGCATGTGAAGCATGACCTACAAGAGTAGTTCCCATCCAATGACGATTAACTTTAACAGCATTAGCAGCACCAGCCGTAGGGCCAACTGCAACAACTTTCATTATTTCATCTCCAATTCTTATATCATCCCCACTATGGAATGACGTTATTCCCGTGAAGTAAGCTATATCTTCTGTTCTATCAAAACGTTGTGATAATGATGCTGCTATACCACTATTAACGATTGGTGATTGAATCATATTATCAATCGCTATTAATGATCTAACATTCTCAGTTCCATACTTAGCAGTAATACTATGAGAAGTTCCAATACCAACTGATGTTAGATTTATTGGTTTTACTGGAGTTACTAGTGCATCTTGTGCAGATCTGCAAAGTTGAATTTGACTATCACTTTTCTTAAATACAAATACACTTTCAGGTAAGTATGTAATGGTTGCTCCAATACCTGCAAAGTAAGTGGCAGCAATTCCTATCGCATCTCCAGTGGTTCCTATACCTGTTGTAGAACATCCACTAATTGCTGCTTTAACTGAATAAACTACTTCTTCACCACTTACAAAGTAATGATTTGGAAGATCTATAGTATCATTGGTAAGACTAACAACATCAGTACTTGTTCCATCAAAATTCTTTCTGAATATCTCATTTCCATTATGTAAACAATCAAATTCTGTTCTTGCACCATAGAATGTTCCTTCATATACATCAAAACTACTTCTAATAGAACCACTATTCAATTCAATTAATTCTGGTTCAGAAGAGTTTTCTTCAACTCTAAGTGCATTAATAAATGTCTTAATTTTAACCCCTACATTTGATTTTGGAGTAAATGTCAATTCTGTGCGACATCCATCAGTATCTCTAGAACCACCTATTGTTCCTAGTGAATCAGTTGCACCAAGACCAGTTCTTAAATTTCCATATTCAGTAAGGAACACTCTATTATCATCATCAACCATCATTACTTCTGCAAATTCATATATGTCATTAGTCTCATCTACAATCTGAACTATACAATATGCCCCATCATAATCGTTAACATAGCTAGCAATTCCTACAGTGGCAGGAGAACTAGCAGCTGCAATTGTGGTTGACTTAGCGATCATTGATGCATTTCTTAGATCATATGTTCCAATTCCAGTAAATGTCTCTGAAGAAATACCAATCGTAATTGTGTTTATCCATGCAGTTCCAATACCAGCATTAGGTGTGTAACCAACTTCTACAGCAGCAGTAGTTCCTACTCCAACAATATATGGTCTAAATGTTCCTAATGGTTGTGCAGCAAGATTATCTCTTCTATTGTGTATTGCTAATTGACCATACTCATGGAATTCAAAAGAAGTCATTCCAGTACCAACAATTAGACTCAATTCATCATATTCAACTGAACCTTCACTTGTAGCAATAGAAACAATAATCTTTGCAGATCTAGGATTGTATAGATCATATTGTGCTGTTCCAACACCTGCTACACCAGGAATACTTGTTAATGCAGTTCCTGTAGTAGATGCTGTTCCAACTGTGCATATCTTAACTTCTGATCCACCATAACCAATAACATTTGAAACACCGATGGCAACTAGTGGGCTTGGAGGTGCAGTTGATTCACCGATAGTTGTTTTACCAATAGCAGTCAATGAAGTAGTTAAACCCAATTCATCAAGGTTATATGACATGGTAATAACATTATAATTATTCTTCTCTGACTTAACTGGGTGGAATTGAAGAACAGCATCTGTTCCATCAACAACACTATCCATTTGACCTAGTTGAATCTGAGTATCAACAGATCCATACTGGTTAATCATTGATTGACCACTAACTGGATCAAATAATGAGTTAACCATCATTATTTGCCTTTCTCCAGTAAATAATCTATCTCTTACATAAACAATAAATCTATTCTCTTTGTTATTAGAAATGTCATACCTAGCAACCTCAGACCAAGGTGTAGGTCTTGGATTACTGTTGAATTTATCACTAATATCATCAATTTTTAAAACTCTGTTTCCGACAGATTCAGCATAATCAATTAGAATTCTATTTTGGAAAGTAATCTCATCAGAGAAATTACCTTCTGCAGGAGAAGCGTCAAGAATATTCTCCGTAACTAAGTCAAAGTTGTTATACTCATGAACACTCTCATAATTTTGTATATTAATAATACCAGTAACAGTTCCTGCTAATCCAACAACCATTGAACTCTCTTGACCAGCAGGAAGAGCAGATTCAACCTGAAGTTGACTGAATTTTTTAAATCCAGCAGTGTGAGTTAATGAATTAACAATATCCTTCCACTTATCAAAGAATACTTTAGATTTAATAGCATATGAGAAACTCTGATAATAGTCATTATCGTGAATTTTCTGTAAACTATCATTTAAGAATCCTGTTTGGTATTCCCATCCATTATCAACAATTGAATAGTAATCAAGACTGAAATTGGTATCAAATGTAAGAACAATTTCCGAAACAGTTCCTTTAGCACCAGTTTCTAAAGATTCTATCAGTTTACCAACTTCAAAGTCACTTGCTGCTTCTACAGTTAACCACTTACTTTCAGGATCATATTCAAATGCAACACCCTGAACTGGGCCAACACTAGTTTCTGATCTAAGAGTCTCATTAGCGTTAAAGATGTTAGGTCTTAAAACTGGAGCAAATTGTGGGAAGTTCTTAGATTGAACCAATACGCCAGATGATAGTGCATCAACATAATTACCAGGAATTTCTCCAGAAGGTAATAAACCACCAAGACTATATGTTACAACACCAACGTTACCTAAGTTTTCATGAACCTTTGTTATCTCAAATGATTGATAATCATAATATTGAGAATCATATCCAGTACCAGTAGATCCAACACCAACACTAACATTTTCAATAAAGACTTTATCACCAATTTTAAGTGGAAATTCTTCTTGAAGACTATATGCAGTCTTCATAACACAAGAAACAGTATCAGTCGCTGAATCATATTCAAAATCTTTAGCTCTAATTCCGTTTGGATTGTTAACAGGAACAATAAATGGTGTTACGTTAGATAATCCATAAGTGTTTTGAACAATATCAACATAACCTGGTGCATCAGGAGTTGTTAAATTGTATCTTAATTCAACATCATCAATCTTTCTTCTATCAACACCATCAAGAACAACAAGTGCTGGTGGAGTATTATATCCTTTACCATATGAAGTAATACCAATAGACTCAAAACCAGATAGTGCTGAAATCTTAATAATTTGTGGTAGTTTAGATTGAGGTCTTAAAGTAAAATCAGAAGGATAATCAAATCCAATATTATTAATCTTTGTAGTCTTAGGAACACCAATAGAGTTACTTGATGCCTCTAGAATAGCACCTGTTCCCGCATCAGAGGTGACTGTAGTAATACCAGGTAATCTAGTATATCCTTTTCCTTTATCTGCCAAGGCAACATTTGCAATAGGCCCATAAGCAGTCTTAGAAGTTGTTTCGTAATTTAATTTTGTTGTTGCAGAAGCAGTATATGAAGGAACTTCTGGATATCTATCTAAATCATATGTAAATGTATTATCAGAATTTGCAAGAACCTTATAGTTTCCAGCATAACGACTTTCTTTTGTTGAAATAGTATTATTTCCTTCAATTCCTTTATCCAATACCAATTCTTTATTCACATCTGGGTTATTATCTTGTGTAGTTGGAACTAAGTTATAATAAAGGATTTTTGGTGTATATTGATTAACTTTAAGAATCACTTTACCATCAATACCAACAGTTCCACTTCTAGTTACTTCAAATGTTGTTTCTAAATTATTTGCATCATATTCATGAACAAAATTATAATCACTATAAAGTTTAAATTCAAAACCAGGTAAAGTATCTGCAACTTCTGTATATGATAGAGAAGAATCTGATAAATCAAAGGTTACAGTTCCATTCTTATAGAACTCCAAAGGTGGATTAACCAAATTAAGTGTTCCACCACCACTGGCAGTTAATATACCTACAAATGCTGGTCTAGGTTGTCTTAATTGGAATCTACTTCCACATAATTGAATTTTATCTTTATTGATAACATAAACAAAATATTCTTCTTCATTTAATAAACCACCAGCAGGAGAGGATGATGTATGAACAACTCTTTGACCAGTTTGCATTTCATGATCTAAAATCTCAATAGCATTTGGTATACCTGATTCTGCAGTAGCAGTTGTAATACCAGTTGCTTCAAATGTTAATGTTCTAGCAATAACTTTTCTATTTTCCTTATTATATTTGATTGGAACAGTAGTTGTAATACCAGCATCAACTGTAAGATAAACCTGATCATTATGGCGTAATCCATGAGTATTTGCAGTAGATACAACTATTTTATTTTTCTCTGCTGCACCTTTTACAGTTTCAGAGTATGTTGCTTTTAAACTATGGTATACACCAGTTCCGATGCCAGTAAAATATAGCAATCCTTGGTTTTTAGTTGTTTCCGCAATACCAACGTAAATATCTTCTGGATCTGCACCGATTGTTCCAAGACCAACTTTAACAGTTGATAAACCAATCATATCTTGATTGAGTCTTGCTACAAATAATGGTACCCCTTCTGGAAGATTTATTGATGGTGATGTAAATGAGGCATTTGCACGATTAGTCGCTACCCCAATAGAATTACCAGTATTTCTATTATAAGTTACACTATCACCAGTATTCAACTTATGATTAGGAAGATATATTGATCTTGCTGGAATAAATTTCTGAGTAGGACCAGATCCTGGATTCTGGAAAGCAACTGTGGTTCCAATACCAGGCCCAGCAGTGGTTCCCATACCAACTGCTTCTACTGGATTGAAATAATACTCCTGATCAACCAGACCTTCAAATGAAGTTGTAAATCCAGCATCAATTCTGAATACTCTAGGTCTTTCTTCAACAACAGTTCTAATAGTATGAGCAACACCCGAAGTGCTATTCTGTTGTCTTAAAACTCTTAATCTTCTTGATCCAGATTCTATATTGAGGATTTTAACTTCCTCCTGCATAGTACCTAAACCAACCTTAATAATATCATTTTCCCTTAAAGCAATTTTATTAAGAGAATCATTAGGTGCAGGTAATTTACCAACAACATTAAAGTAAGTAACTAAACCAGTTGCACCTATAGTTCCAATACCTTGCGAAATTATAAGTCTTGCTGATGATATACCAATACTATAGGTTCTATTGCCAAGACCCGATGCGGTTGTTGACATTCCAGAAACATAAACTTTATCGCCATTTTGCAATCCAATTGGAGTTGTATGAACACCAATAAACTCTCTATTTGCATTACTTGGATAAAATTCAATATTAAACAACTTAGTATTAGTAACAGCAATAGTTCCAATTCCAGGCCCTACAACTTTAGAGACTTTTGCAACTGTTTGGAAATTATCAGCTACTTTTTCTTCAAATACAACCTTATCATCATTTCTATAACTTGATCCACCAGTAACAATTCCAA